CTCTTGTTTCTCCTTCTTTATCTAATAAATATTTTAACTTATTATATCCAAAAAATGTTGTAGGATATCTTTCATAATTATTTGTCCTCGATTTTAATTCACCAATTATTTGAGTATTCTTAAAGTCAACTTGTTTTTTTTCATTCTTATATAACTTTAATATATCTTCTGAATATATATTTTGATTTAACCAACTTAAAACTTTCTTTTCATTAAAATGTCCCCATTCTAAATCCTCAACTAAATTCCAAACCATTATATCATAAACCAAGATTTTAATTTCAATAATTAAACGGATTTTTTATTCTTCTTCTTTTTCTTCTTGTGCCTTTTTAACATATACAGATTGTTGGACACCTACACTATGACCCATTACTTCTGCGTCCTTCTCCATTTCTTCTTTTACTTTTGAATATTTACTTGATAAATATATCTTTCTCAACATAGTTGTTGAGATTGATTTACCCATATACTTTTTAGTTGTCTTTATCAATAATTGGCTCAAAGCATTTCTTGATAAGGGTTTACCTGTACTTGATTTAAACAATACTCCCATACCGTTTATTCGAACATATAATCTTAACAATTTTTCAAGATCTTTTGGTATATCTATCTTTAACTCCTCATATTTTGAACTTGTCTTAAATTTGTTTAAAACAAAAAACATGGAGTTCTTATTGATTACTAAATAATTCTTTTTTTTCTTTTCAGTTTCAGATAGTTTGTTATAAAATCTCTTATTTATGACCTCCATTTCGCTGATATCATTGCGGAGCGGTATGCGAGTATAAATATTAAATATAATATATACTTGAAGTAAGGCTTTATCTTTTGCCGTTAAATCTTCTTTTTTCTTTATCTTTCTTTCTTTAATTTCTTCACCCATTTTTTCAATCATTTTATTGACTTCTGATATGTCAACGAAATTTTCTTTTTGTTTATCTGATATTGTCCCAGTTGCTTGTTCTTCTTCATACTTCTTATTTAAATCGTCTCTTATCGAATTATATTCTTTAATTGTTTTATCTTCATTGGGTTTATCTGTAATAGACATTAAATATACAATAATTGAATTATAATAATTTCTTTGAGTTGTATAATGTAATTGACTTAATTTATCTTTTATTTTATCAATATCTTTTAAGAATTTTAAATCCTCCTTATCAAATAATTTCATTAATTTCATAAGGTTCGATACATACATTTTGATAGTTGTTTCTTTAACATTGGGTCTTGATTTCTTAATCGTTTCAATTAGATTTTCTTTACTTGTCATTTGTATTATATATATAAAAAAAGATTTTAAATTAAACTTAAATATTATCTAAAAAATAGTGAGCTTCTAATTTATCACAATTAAAACATAATATTTCACAATGAAATAGTGTATCTTCAAATATATCTAATGGTAAAGATATTATTGAGGAAATTTTAGGATAATTATCTCTCATATTTCTCCACCTTTTTGAAGTAATCCTTTGATTTAATCGAAAACCCATTGGACATATCATTATAATTGGTATATTATTATCGCACAAATTCAATACTTTATCCATAAATACTTCAACAGAAAGTTTGCGTCCATATCCTATATTAAACGGAGGGTTCATTATAACCATATCACAATCAATTTTATTTTCTTCTTTCAAAAAATCTTTACCTTCTTTTATTTCATAATTTATTACTTTACAATCAAAATCTTTTGTTAATCTCTTATCACCACAACATGGATCAAGAATAACTTTTGGATTATATTTATCTGATAATATTTTATGTAGAAATTCACAAACACAATATGGTGTCGGAGTATCACTTCTCTTTTTACCTTTATTATCGGATTTCACATATACACTCATTATATATATATGAAATATAAAAAATATATTAAATGACCTCACTGTCCTCAAAGTCCTCAAAAAAATATAAAATAATTGTGAATTTAAAATATCTCGGAATACCTCTGCCTCCTTTTTGTATTTTTGAAAATCATAAATATTTTAATAATTTTTGAGGACATTGAGGACATTAGGGACACTCTTTATTTATGCGTAGTAGCAATCAACAACACCGTCCTTCATTCTCATTACCTTCTGTACCTCAATCCAGCAGCGAGAAGTATATGGAGCTTCTGCCGCAGCAAGATCCTCATATTTGTGGTGTAGTTCAAGACCACGGCTATCTACTCGCTCACCGTCATTGAGACGATAAGCATTGTAGAAGAACTGACCAGTCAATTCATTCGCACCATTCATTGGGTATCCTTCAAATTTACGAGCAACCATACTATCGCCACCTCTCGCATATTCAGCACGAGTGATATGAGGAGGAGAACCTTCTGTATCAGATACACCATGGAAATGAAGGGCAGAGTTTTCTCTGTCAAGTGGATATAAGAACTCGTCATTCTTCTTAACATTCGATACAAGTTTACCATAGCTCAAATCACCAGCGGCACGAGTGCCTGTTAGTTCACAGGCAATACCGCGATATTTATTTAATAGGGTCTTTTGATCTCCGGTTTGAGACGCACCAAAATGAACACTCATTTTATCAGAGGATACACCAACAAACATTTTGGATACTAAACGCCCAGCACCACCTACATTTCTGACCTGATTTCTTGCCGCAGCTTGGTCAGCAAGGGTTGTCTTGGTGAGACGAGGTTCAAGAAACATAAATGAAAAATCACTATTAGCACGAGCAAATTCATTCATTTCGTCTCCGTCAAGGAATGTATAGTCAGCAATCATACGGCATTCAGTTTGGTCAAGGGTAAAGGAATGTCCACCATTATCACCACCTGACGATAGAGAAGCACGCTCACCAACACTATTTGAAAGAGTGAGTTCAAGCTGGACTGCCTGGTCGCTTCTTAACATAAAGAGGGGCAACTGGATACCACGGATTGCTGGAAATAGGTCGTCAAGAGTAATAGAAAATACCGGTTGCTTGGGTAGTCTCTGAAAGGTATGAGTTCTTAATTCACTATTGGTATCAGTAGCATTCATTACAAACTCCTTACCATTATCAATCGATACTTTTTCAGAAACAACATTATCCTTATTGTATACAACAGAATTGCTCATACACCTTGCCGAACTGTACTGTTCTCTTTCTTTAATTACAGCTTGGTCAATAAACATTGACTTGTATGCTTGGTAAAAGTTAAAGTCCTGAATTTCACAAATAGTTTTACCACCAATTTTAAGAGTTGCTCTATCAATTAGAGAACCAACCCCTACACCAAGAGGAAAGAAACTATCGTGATCTCCGTGTCCACTTAATGAAAAAGTAAGACGAGATTGAGGGTTTAATAGACCCTTATTCTGTAATTCATAACGAATAAAACTTTCAGTAAAAATTACAGGTTCAAGGATATCAGTATCAATACGCTGTTCAGGGTTAGAACCAATCATACCAGGTTGAAGCATTGGAGGGATTGACATACTCATTTTATATAATTTAATATATAAAATTTATTAAAAAAAGTTTTAAAAAATTAAGTATAGATTTTAATTTACGAAACAACTTGTATCTGTCCGTCCTTAAATAGAACAGTATTTTTGGCGTGAACAAAGATAAATGCCGATACTGGATTATCGTCAGTTAGACCCAAATCCATTTGAACTCCCCATGCGTCCTGTGAGAAATTACCACCTGCCGGAGAACCAATGATATCATAAGATACTCCAACTCCATTAATGAACCACCTTCAAGGGACACTGTTATCATTAGTAGTGTATCTCTTATTAGTATTGACAGGGGATACAGAGGTATGGCTGATAGAAGTGTATGGGATTACGGCATTCATAAAATTTCTAATAACCTGTGGGTCAACCTTTTTATTCGAATTATCTTCTTTATATTGAGTATCAATATTGTAGTCAAGAGGATATCTTGATCCCCCCTTTGTAAATACAACTTGCTCAATGTCAGCAATTGCCCCAGTAGAAGTCAATGGGTTGATAGTCTGTAAAGAGTTTTGGTCAAGATTATTCAAATATGAACTATTTATAAAATTCATAAATACACTTTCAACTCTCGATAATCCAAGAGAAAAGTTTATATTTGCGTTAGTGGAGTTAATAGTAGAATAATATCCTGAAATAGAATTATATTCAAATCCACCCATATCTCTCATTTTAGCCATATCCTCGGCATTTGGTGAATGAGTTTCACATACTAATTGACAATCAGTTAGTTCATAGAATGCGTCTGTGAGACCACTTGAAGAAGCGTCCCCAGCAGTATCAAATAGAACCATACTATCAGGTGCGAGGTGAAGGTCAATTGTTAGACCTCCAATACCACTGGTGCGAGAGAGTGGGATTGCCGAAGTGCCCATAAGCAATCCAGTTGGGATATGAATACAGAACTCATTGGTATTCGTGCCCTCTTCTTCAACAACAGAAACCTTCTGTCCATTGGTGCTTGGTAGTGATAGACCACTTTCACCAAAATGTCCAATTAGAGATTGTTCAGAACTGGTTAACCCAAGGTATGAAGAATAAAAGCGATTTGCGTGTCTTATGTGTTCAATAGTCTGCTTTGAGGTAGCAGAACTTAAAACTACTTGGTCAAGAACTGACCAAATTCCAAGGCGACTGTCCATTGCGAGAGTATCCCCCCCTTCAACTCTCGCTCTCGCAGAGTTTTTGTATACATGGAGTTTACCACAGAAACGAACAGAAGAAGGGACAAGTACACTTTCACTTTCAGCAATAGTGAAACTTATAACAGGTCGTCCGTCGCGATACGATTGAGAAGCATTCGAATTACTTGGTTTTATTGAAAGGTAGCGATTACTCATTTTTATAATATTTATAATATTATAAAAATTTAAAAACAAAAATTAAACAAAATAAATTACTTTAATATTCAACAGCAACACTGTCTCCACGAATATTGATCCTTCTTAAATGAAAGACAAAATTGTTCCATAACTTATTCTTTGTTGGAGTAGTTCCATTGTAATTTACTTGAATATTGAAATCTTTATTGCGAGTATCATATACACCCTTATTAAGG